GTAGTAAACACCTCCTTTTCTTTGAGATTTTTTATTTAATTTTTATGTGTGAATTTTTGTGATTTAATTAGAATCGTTTTGAAAATGAAGATGAGTGTGATGGTTGACGGATAGGGAGTTTATTAATTAAAGATTGTGTATTTTGTGTTTGGGGTTTCAATTTAAGTTCTAACTGACAAGCACACCAGTAAGAATAGGCGATGGAAGAATATCTATCTTTACGCATACCTTCAACCTCTTTTACCTTAATATTTCCATTTTTAACTTCATGATCTAATTTTATTAATTCATAAACAGCAAAAGTTGTTTGTATGTATGACATTTTCAATTTAGCCTGTTCTGTTGGAGACATCTTAAAATATCCTTTATAAGTTTCTTTTAATGAACTATCAGCATCTTGTTCAGGAATAAGAAAATTGATTTTTCCATTTTGTATTCCGTTTCTAAGTAATACACATATTTCATTGTTAAAATTAGCATTAGCCTTTACAGACCAAACAACTTTATTTGCATCACGAACCTTACATCGTTCAGCCATATCCTTATCATTTATACATGTCATGGCTTTATATCTTTTGCCGTTTTCTTGGCAAATTTGATCCTTTGTTATGAAATCATATACACCCAAGCCGATACCGTTAGTATCTAAAACTAAATCTGTACATTGATATTCATAAAAATACTTCATAACAATCATTCCTAACTCATCTGTTTTTAAACCTTCAAAAGTTTCACCATAAACAAAATTTGACTGGTAAGCTGTATCATTTACTTGAATTAAATCATTAATGTAAATAGCCGAAGCATCATTCTTTTTCTTTTTTGTAGATTTCATAAGAGCAACGTCAATGGATAAAATTCTTTTACCTGTAGCAGTCAACTTCGGAATTGTTATCTTGTCATTACAGAAACTTAATGGTGGAAATGCTTTTCTCAACCGTCTACGTGCTGTAAGTTCATCAAATTTGAATAAACTACCATCCGTGTCACCAAACCACAAACATTCCATTTCCATTTGTTGAACAAGCTCATTATAGTCAGCTTCACTCATTTCATCCTCTAACTGAGAGCGAGATAGCAAACCTTCTCTTATTGAAACTTGATAAGGTAATCCACAGATGAAATATTTCTTCGTGTCGTCAAAGAAATTTAATGTATAACTTTGTGCCTTTTTATACGCCCATGAACTTTTAAAATATGCACTGGACATATAGATTTCCTTATTTCTTTCCTGCAAATGTGCATATTCAGGCTTTCTCAGATATTTAGGTTGTCTAGGGCTTGTTAAGAATTTTCGTAATACTGTATTAATTACAGTTTCATCAACCATACGAAATTCATCCACGACTATACAATTTGCTCTGGCTGAACGGCTGTTCTCCGAGCTTGTACGAGTTTTTATCCATGAACCATTTTTGAAATAAATAGAAGCATCGTTTTGACCTATATTACATTTCTCAATTTCAGAACGTAATATGGAAGACTGTTTCATAAAATCATCTTGTATTTTGAGCAAGACTTCGTTAGCTTGTTTCAGAGTTCCAGAACTAACAACGATTTTTGTTCCAGGAAATAAAATACATCTTACACAGCAGAAGAGGGCGGTTAGGTATGTCTTACCTTGACCTCTCGCTGCCAGATACATAACGAAGTTATAGTGCATCATGCACCATAACAAAATTTGTTGAAACCATTTTAAAGATAGTCCCAACACGTCAATAACATATCTATGTGGATTACTGCGATAATACCCAGCTCTCCAAGCAACAGTTTCCATTATTTTTTGTTGCTTGTCTTTTTCTATCTCTGTTTGAGTTTTTACTTGAGGCATAATTATACCTCCTCATCAGCTTTTTGACCGAATATCTTATCAAATAATGCTTCTGAATCAGTATCTTCATCATACTCAGGTTTCTTAACAGTATATTTAGAAATAAATTTCTCATATGTTGCAGAAAATGCATTCTTTAATCCCATCATCTTAGATAAGTGCCCTTTGAAGAATACATCAATCAGCAATCCAATTTTATC